AAAATACTCAAAATGCAAAGGATTCCAATGAAGCACATTATCAGTTATTGCTTAATCAGTATCGTTCTATCGGCTTGCACGACTCCAGTTTACAAACAAACGGAAGTGCCACCCTTGCAATACCAAGTCAAGGACTCCGATTACTTGAACCAGATGCAGAAGTTCTTATTGGGTTTGCAAAATCCTGTCAAGACACAGAAATAGAACGAAATGATGTTATCAACAAATACAACGCTTTAAGGGTTAAATAATGGAATATTCTAAAAATGGCGCAAAGCTTACTGAACAATTTGAAGGCTGCAAACTTACTGCTTATCCAGATCCCGGAACTGGTGGAGCTCCTTGGACTATTGGTTACGGTCATACTGGTCCGGAAGTTCATCCGGGTTTAACTATTACTCAAGAACAAGCCGAGGAATTGCTTATGGAGGACGTTAAAAAGGCCGCTGCTACAGTTAATACTAAAGTGACTACTGATATCACTCAAGAAGAATTTGATGCGTTAGTGGACTTTGTATTCAATGTAGGAGCTGGTAATTTTAATGCTTCTACTTTGCTTAAAAAAGTTAATGCCGGAGATATTCATGGTGCTGCTGATGAGTTTTTAAAATGGGATATGGCGGCAGGTAAACATATGGTAGGTTTATTAAAACGTAGGCATGCAGAAGCAGAAGAATTTCTTTCAAGCATGGCATGAGCAATTTTTTTAACAACACTCAATCCGATGCTATCTATGACCAATTAGAAGCAAAAGAACAAAAACCTAAAAGACACCATAAAACTACTGGGTATTGTTTATCTTGCAATGCCCCATTACAAGACAGAGCTTTTTGTGATAATTGGTGTAGAGAAGATTACGAGTTTGAAAGCGATATGCGGGGAAAGATTCTTAAGTCGAAACGTTAGGTTCTTTAGGAACACTAGCTCCGCTTTCAACAATTACCACGGGTTCATGTCTTAGCCAGCCATAAAATGGAATAGGAATTTCCTCGTTGGGATTTATAGTTTGAGCTTGAATTCGGTCTTCTGTAGTAAAAGTTGTCATTTTTCAAACCAAATTCTTGTTACGATATAAATAATAAAAGCCCAAAATAGTATCCCGCTAAACAAGAAAAAAAGAAACAAAATTTCTGTCATTTTCTTTTCCTTGCTGCAATCTCTTTTTGCAAAATATACCAAAACTCTGATTTTATAGGATTCATTTTTTGGCCTTTAAAATTTTACTTCCCCTTGGTTCGCTAAGTAAAGGCAATGGTACATCTAAGCGCTTAACGCTATTTGCTGGATGGCAACACCATTTTGTACCCATTTCTTTAATTTTCTCTTTTGCTTCTTCTAGCCAGAAATCTGGCAAGCAATCATAAATAGCCCCAGCTTTACCTACGGCAATCAATTGGCGTATTAAATTTCTATCGCTAGCTTTCATATTTAAACCCCCAAAGCAAACATAGCGCCAAAAATCATACCCATCAAAATACAAGCTAACCATTCTACCCATTTAGGGATTTCAAAATTATCTAAAAACATGATTTTCTCCTTTTTGTTAACCTACACAATTAGTATACCACAATAATCTTAGTATTTACATATTTTTGCAATTAAATTTTTCATAGAATTTAAAAAGTTGTCTTGATTAGCTTCTTTGGCTTTTAGCGTATCAGAGGTTATTTCATCTACTGTCTCCTGAGCTATAAGTCTATGGATGAATACCGGCTTAGTTTGCCCGGGTCTATGCACCCTTTTATTGGTTTGTAAATATTGCTCCAAACTAGGAATAGGGCTAAACCAAATAATGTGATTGCCCCCTTCTTGAAGGTTAATACCATGCCCGCCACTAGCTGGATGCAATAACAAATGCTTAATTTTTCCTGCATTCCAATCTTTTACGTGCTGCGCTGTATCCCCTTGATTAAATAACACAGCTTTAGAAAATAGTTTTAGGATCTCATCTTTTTCATGGTTGTACTTATACACTATGATAATCGGACCATCTAACTCTTCGGCTAATTCTTCAAGTACATTAAGCTTTTGGCGGTGGAACATGTGGATCTTTTGATTCTCATCATAAACCATGCCATTAGCCAATTGGGATAACTTAGTATGTAAAGCTACCGCAGATACTGCTGTAAGTTCTTCGTCCCCAAACTTAGTTACCATATCTTTGGCAAATTGTTTGTATTGCTTCATTTCTTTGTCGGATAGTTTTACTGCAATATCTGATTCCATCATTTCTGGCAAAGTCAAATAATCTTTAGCGTCCAATCTAATAATAATATCTGCAAGTAATTGCTCAATTTTGTCTTTGGATCCCGGACGAATAGTCCATTTGAATCCCATATAGTCGGACTCAAAATAAGTATCCTTAAATCTACTAAAAGCAGTTCCTAGTCTTTGTCCTTTATCAAGGATCCCAATTTGACTCCAAAGATCCATTAAAGAATTTGGACTTGGAGTACCCGTAAGGATATAGCGTCTTTCAAATCTTTTTAAGTTTTTCTTGATAGTTTTGAATCTAACAGTGGAAGGATTCTTAAAAAGGCTTGATTCATCTATGACTAAATTGTGAAATGCTGGCAAACAGTCCGTATTGAACAGCCACTGAATTAGGTCGGGGTTGATAAGGTATACATCAGACTTTTGTTTTAGCGCGCTTATACGCTCATTTAAAGCTCCGCGAACCAGACTAAAGCTTAAATTTATGCCCCATTTCTCTGCTTCTTGGCGCCAAACCGTTTCACAAACGCGGATTGGAGCAATAAGTAAGGTTGGTCCTTTAATTTGCTCCAAAGCTTTTAAAGTGATTAAAGTTTTGCCTACGCCCATATCAGCAAAAAGACCTAAAGTTGGTCTTTTTACCATTTCCTCTGTCATACGCTGTTGGTAAGGTCTTAGCATAAGTTTACTTTAATGAATAATATTTTCATATTCCTTAACTTGCTCCCTAAGGGATTCAATTTCGCATTGCTGTAAGCGTAATATAGATTCTTGCTTTTCAATAATAGTTACTAAATCCCATTTATCAACAATCAATCCGTGCTTTAATTTTTTGCGTAATAGCCTAGCATTAGCTAATTCATTTGCGTTCATTTGTAGTGCTCCCATAAACGACCGGAATTGGTCCATAGCTCTCTTGAAACATCCGACCCCGGATATTCCTCTCCAAAAACAATGCGTCTTGTATTGGTACCCAAAAGTAACTTTAAACATGAAGTACATGGGCTAGTAGTTACATATACGGTATCAATCTTTCTAGGATCCCCACAATGCAATAAAAGATTCTGCTCTGCATGGATCGCAGCACAACCATCTAGATTGGTGCCAGATGCACTTGTTGCACCTGGGCAAGGATTACCTTCATTGCAATGCTTGCTTCCGGTGTATTGTCCGTTATAACCAGTACCAAGCAAATATCCATCAGCATCCACTGCAACTGCCCCAACTGCCCTTCTAGCGCATGTAGTTCTTGTGGCCACAGTTTTAGCTATTGCCATGTTAATGGCATCTTTAGGAGGTCTCATAAAGGTAACTCCAATTGGCGGTTTGGACGGAATATAATATGAAACATAGTTTGCTCGGGTGATTGCCATCCAGCGGGTTTGACGGCATCTGCAACTGTGCCGTCTTGTGGGCGTGTTTGTTTCACGCCCATTTTTTTGGCCATGTTAGCATTGTGGATAGTTTCAAAGCACTCTTGAATCCGATCCGCAGTAAGTCCAAGCCTAACACATCCACCAATAGCAAAATAAGCTAAATCTAAAAGACTATCTACACAATCAACAACTGATTCATTTGTTCGAGCTTCTTCAAGTTCTTCAATTTCTTCTTGCAAAGCCATTACCAACCAACTATGTTCTGCGTCTGTAAGTAGATTGGGTTTACCAGTTTTAACGCCAAGCAACTTAGTGTTAAATTCATATATGCTATTGATCATTAGTAGATTCCTTTAAACAGGTTAATGTTGTCTTCAATTTGCTTCAAACCGCCATTTTTGATACGTAAAGTTTTTAATGCTTTCTTTTCTCTATTAAGAATTTCTGAGGGAAGAATATCCTTAAAAGCTTCCTTAAGACAGCGTTTATTTTCCCTATCCGAATAAGAAGTAGCCATAGCCGCTTTAATTACTTCGGGGGCTAAAAATGGAGTCCTAAGTTCTATAGTTTTTCGCATCATGAGCCGATCAAGTCTTGGAAGATGGTAATAAGGTAACTCCATGAATACATCAGACATTTGGCTGTCATACTTTTTATTGCGTTCATACCCGCCAAATAGTTCGTCTGCGCCATCGCCAGTTAAGCATACATGGTAACCTTTTTTGGCTAAAGAATTAGCTAAAACTGCTTGTGGGTGAACACTACCAAGATCTACTGGGGATTGGTTCCATTCAATAGCTTCTTGATAGGAAACATTGTCTAACTTAAGGCAGGTAGTGTCTGGATCCACAAGACGAGCAAATTCTGCTTCCTCGTTTTCTACGTGGTAAGATTTTATTTGAGAGCCTAATTGTTTAGCTAATAAATAAACAATAGAACTATCTAAACCGCCGGATAATAGGCATGTGACTGGTTGATCGCCGAGTAGTCTGTTCTGAGTTGCTTCTATTATGCTTTGGCGTACTCCAATTGAACGTACTGAATTCCAATTCCAATAAGGTTTTATATCCCCGTCGTACCAATAATGCCCTGGGGGTAATTGTCTAATTTCCGCCCAAGGAGTGCGACCAGTCATATCATAGCCCCACTTTTTAATATTGCTAAAAAAGATAGGATCATAAGTGGTAAAACCGTATTCTTTTAAAGCTATTGGTTCAGAAGCAAGTGCTTTCATATCAGTGCGATAGTAAATAGGCTTCTGGCCCAAGTAATCAGTTGCAGCGAATAGTTTGCTATCCATAACAGTCACAAAAGACCAAAAGCCATCAAAGTCATGAAACCCTTGAAGCCCTTTTGATAAAAATACATCCAAAGCTGCTTTAGTATCTGTATCCTGATGACTAACTCTTTTAAAGTTAAATACTTCTCCTACTAAAAACCCAATATAGTTTCCAATACGTGCTGGTTGGTCGCCATTACTTGTAAGATCAACTATAGGCAATCTTTGATGCGCTATATGTATATACCCTTGATGATATTCGCTTGTGTGCCCTGGCAAGCCTCTATATGCCATAGATTCAATTGCTTCTTTAAGGAAAGTCTTTGAACCAACTATTGCAGTAAAACCGCACATATTATTCTCCAATCCATTGAGTTAAAGCAGAATAAGAAACTGTGCCCCAGTCGTATTCAAAAATGTCAATACCTTGTACTTCTATATCGCCCATTAAATCTTCATAGAGTTCACAAATAAATTTATGGTTCTCTATAACAGCGTTGGTATGGTCTTTTGGCTTATGAGGTTTATAAGCAAGACTCATATTAGTTAGCATACGTTCTGGGGTATCTAAGTTGCAATAGATAATTCGCTGCGGCAATTTATAGTAGTCTTTGAATACTTCTATATCCAATACAGGAGCACGACCAAGTCCTAAGCTATAAATTATTTCTGAAATCCAAGGAGTTCTATCGCATAAATATGTTTGGGGAGCTTTAGCTAATGTTTCCATTTCAGCTAAAACGTTTAGCATAGTTTCTGGATCTTTAGGACCCCCAGATCTATAAATTGGGTATTCAAAGTCATGTGCAAGTTTTTCAATCAATGTTGATTTGCCTGCGCCATCAGGACCTTCAAGAATGATTAGACTCATTTGATTAGCTTTCCTAAACCATAACGATCGTTTTCAAAGCAATGAAAACTTACCGCATGAAAAGTTAAATTCCCAGGAACAGCATTTAGATTTGCTTGTTCTATTAGCCATAAAGTTAATCGGGAAGCAAAATATATATCGTTATGAAAATGACGTATTGCATCGCATGAACGCATTGGATAATAGCAATGCAACATACCATCACGAAAAATCCAATGCCAACCTAAGGTACACGGTACTCGTTCATTTCGTAAAGCCATCATGCCATCTTCATGAGACCAAATAGGCAAATAAGCTTGGCGAGTAGTTGGATCACGTTTTAACAATTCAACAAGCACAAAAAGATTTTTATACATACGTTCTGGATAAGTATGACTGAACTTTCCGTCCTTCATTGATTTATCAGTATCTTTAAGCCAACGTTCATGACTCGGGGGAGGATTTAAAGGTAAACCACTAACACGCTCTTCAAAATGTTCTTCGGCCCAAGGTAAAAACGGTTTACATTGCTTAGTGATGTCAATCAAATTATCTGGCATACGAGCTTCAAAGCTAGCATTTAGAATTTCTAAAAAAGCTGGGGGATCTTCAATCCCTTGCCAGTTATTAGTGAATATAGTTTTGCCGTAGCCATGAAGTTCTTGGCGTAAATTTTTAATTGCACGGTCTAACATAATGTTTCCTTAGAGTTTAAGAACTGCAGTGCTATTGATAAAAGCTTCTATTGCTTTGTTACCCCGTTTAAAAGTAACTGAATCCAGTTTAACTGGTTTTCCTTTTTGAGTCCAAAAAGTAGGAGCAATATTTTCGCTTTCTTCAAATTCAATAAACTTATAACCAGTATTGAAAATGTATTCCTCGAAAGGAACACCGCTTGAATTAGCTTTAGTGTTATGTTCTATAACTTTCATTTTTATTTCCTTTTTGTGTTAAGTTGTACTACACAATCAGTATATCACAGAATACAAGAAAAATACAAGATTTATGAAATATTTTTAGCTTTGTCATATTGTGAAATTAAAGTATTAACTTCTTCTTTAGACCTTATAACTAAATGAGTAAAGCCTAATTTGACCAAGGCCTTTTGCCACCACTTTTGCAATGGGCTTAACTTACCAGTAGCAGTCTTAGTCTCTACAAAAATAATGATTCTGATAGGCAATAACACCATGCGATCTGGTATACCTACTAATCCAACTAATTTGATACATAAGCCATCACGTTCTTTTACTTTTTTAATTAAGTATTGTTCTATATTGCTTTCGCGCATTACTTTTTATAGCGAAGACTTTCTTCGCCTTCCGCTGCAAGAGGTAAACCTTTAGCCCAATCAGGTAGCTTACAAAGTTGATCTATGTAATCGCCAATCGATCCAATGCCTTCTGGGAGCATTGATACTGCTTCATCATGGCAATGTAAGATAATTGGATAACCATTGTCTTCTGCAACAAGCATACCATTACATAACAAATCTCTAGCAACGGATTGGCAAATGTTCTGAGTAATTAAGCCGCCGTATAAACCTTCTGGCACAGCTTTACCATTAAAGAAACCAGTAAACTCTACCTTAGGTGTTCCCCAATCAGTTTGAACAATACGCGGTTCGTAAAAGCTTAGTGAACGTCCGGAAGGTAAGTCAATCTTTAAGAAGTTATCTTGCACTCTAAATGTACATTTGCCTGATTGCACTACTTGATTTGTAGCAACAGCCTTAATCGCAGCAAGATCAACACGCTTCCAGTAATGAGCAATCTTCGGAACTGATTCCCGGTAAAGCTCGATAATACGAGTTGCTTCTGATGCTGGAATTGAGACTCCAAAATCTTTACAGCGATCACGGAATCGTTTCGGTCCCATGGAATACCCAGCTCCCAATATAACCTGCTTGCCGAAGAATCGCTTATGGCTATCAACTTCAGCAATGTCACAGTTATAGATTGAAGCAGCCATCTTTTTATAAACGTCTTCGCCTTGTTCATACGCTTCCAATAAGAATGTTTCTTCGGCAAGCCATGCTAATACACGAGCTTCAATGCTTGAATAGTCTGCAATCAATAATCTATTACCTGGTGTTGATTTAATGAAGCCACGCATTGACTTACTAATAGCAGTTAGTGGTCTTGGGTATTGTTCTAGAAATGTTCCAGCGTTTGCTGTATCAAGAAGGTGCAATACGTTATCTTGCATAGCATCAGAATCTGCTTTGCCAAAGTTTTGAACTTGTACACCTTTAGCTCCGTATCTTCCAGTAGTAGCTGAATGGTATAAGAACGATCCTTTAATTGTGCCATCTGAACAAACTAACTCAATCATTTTCTTATTCTTTTTAGTACCTACACGAGATGATTCATACCTAAGTTCAAGAAACTCTTTAACTTCGGCAGAAAGATCATCACGCTTAATAGCATCTTCTACAGTCTTTGCTTGTAGATTATCTAAGTGCAATCCATGTTCGGATAACCAAAAAAGTACTTTCTCTCGTTGTGTAGCACGTACACCAGCTACTTTAAGGCTTTCATTTTCGAAATGCGATTCCAGATCAGCAATGATTTTAGCTGACTTATGTAATAAAGGCACATCGACTGGAATACCACGATCATTAACAATCAAATCGTGTAAGAATATTTGTCGCTCCCAAGTAATCAATTCTGGAAGTTTTGTATCAAGCTCACGCGTTACATCAACGTCGTCGCCACAGTATTGTTTAAAAGCAATGTAATCATCTCTATGTTCTTTAATGTCACGCCTACCTGCTTTAGAAGGCTTACAGTATTTAGTAATCAAAGCTGAACCAGCTTTATTCTTTTGTTTCATTAGCTTTAAAGCTATAGCCATATCTTCTAATGAACCAGGTAATCCAAGTGCACGTCCCCGCGCTGCAGTACAGTTCCATTGCTTATCTTGAACAATAGGCCAAGATAATTTAGGACCGACATGATTCCATATCAATCTTTCAAATGGAGCATTGTGGGCAACAATAGTTGCTCCGTTTTCAATTGCATTAAATAATGATTCAAGAAGTGGATCAGACGGCTCAACTACTTGAACCGCCTGATCACCTATTGCAAAACCTACTAGAAGAATCTCAGTAGAAGGATCTTCAGCATATCGGTATGCTCCGACAGACTTTAGATCCTTTTCTGAGTATGTTTCAAAGTCAAGATAAATTCTCACCGAAGTTTCACCGATTTCACATTGCTAACAAACACAATCTCTACCTTCCCATTGTTAAGCAACGTTTTTAAAGCTACGGAAAATCCGGCGCTTGTATCAGTTGCTTCATAAGAAGGATCGACCCTATAGAAATGCCAAAGCTTTTGACGGCTTAAAACATTTCCTTCGGCTTTCTTTAGTTGTTTAACAATCCATACAGCAAAATGCTTTTGGCGAGACTTATCCACTTTTTATTCCTCTGAAAAGTCTTCCTCGGCTGATTTCCGTCCGCCCATTTTAGGCGCACTATTGTCAGTGAGTTGGACATTGTTTAAATAAATGGTTACACCTTTCTTTGCAGAAACGTCATAACCAACAAAGCCAAGACTGAGTCTTCCTTTACAACCACTCCATACTGCTTGTTGTGTAAGGATTGGTTCACGATCAGCATCAACAAGACCAGGCTTCTCTTTGTTTTTAGCTTCGATATACCAAGATCCAGGATAAGCAGGATTGCCTTCCTTATCAGTCTCAACATCACCGTCTTTAATTGGTGTGTAATACTTAGCGGGAACTTTATCCCCAAAGCGTTTTTCCAAAGCATCTTTAATGCAAGATTTCATTTGGTCCAACTTTTCAATTACCTTTGGATCTTTTTTGTCCATCAGTAAAGTGATTGAATAAAACGGTTCTTTCTCTGGGTTGTTCTTATCAACTTTTGGTTTGTCAAGAAACACCCATTGGAAAGTCCCAGTTGGACTAATCATGTTGGTTTTTAATACACGCTCTTCAGTTTTCGTACTCATAGTCGTAACTCCTAATAAAATTAAAAATATCCTAGGCTTTTTGAATAAGCTTCGGGTTTCCTGTAGTACTACCTACATATTCGCTAAAACTTTCAGCGAATTCTTTTTTGCCAATTAGCTTTTCTGTTTGTGCAACAGATAACAAACTGCGTGGCATAAAATCTTCAATATCTTTTCCAAGTTGAGCTAGTCTACCTATGACTCCGCTTTCCTCTGTCCAGATACGTGATGGACGAGTAGTACCTAGTTCAAAACCTGGTACTTCTGTTCCTTCTTGTGCGATTGATAATGCGTAGTCTTCTACTGCACTGATCCAAGCTTTAAGATCAGGAATAGCTTTTAAGACTTTGGCTAACTGGTCAACAGTTAAATTCTTTGGCTCAATATTTCTCATGCTTCCTCCAAGAAGTCATTACGAAGATTCAATTCTATCTTTTCTAAAGCATAGTCCGCACGTACTTCGCATAGGGCTTCTGCTTTACACCATTTGCAATGGTCTCCAGCTTTGCGTGGACCTCCGATAAGGTTAGTCACAATAGCTGTTGTTGCGCGTTCTTCAAAAGCATTAAGGTCTTTATCGCTTACTAACCATTCACGTACTGGACCATCACGATGTACTCCTCCTGGTTGGATGATTACCAAACGATATAAAGGTTTCTTACCTAAATGTTTACGTGAAGCAATTGCATAGTTTAAGAGTTGTGTATTACCTTCAACTTCTACTGGTTGATTACCAGTCTTAAGATCTGCAATCATCAATTCTTTAGCACTGATACCTAAACCATCGATTGTGCCTCCACTAACTTCTAACCATGGAAAGTAGACTTCAGGAAAGATTTGAGTGGTAGATACTAACACTTTATAGCTATTGAAATAATCAATAGCATAACTAACCCAGTTTACTAACTCGTCGTCAGTTGATAACGCATCAGGTACTTTGTTCTCAATCAAGCAACGTTCAAGCAATGTATGAGCTGCTGTACCACGTTGTGCAGCGCGTCCAGACTTAGTTGCTGGTAAGTCTTTAGTTGCATGATAGTAGCCTTGACAGTTAAGCCATTTGTCACTTGATGATGGAGAAAAGATTGCATGTTCAGGACGCCCTTCTTCAAGCTTCTTGAACAACTTCGGATAGTTGATTACTCTAGGCATTTTGATTTTCCTTTTTAAAAATACATGTGTAGTATATCACAAATATTTTGTGTACTATTTTATAATGTGAAAAAGATTTAGGTATTTTCTGAGATAGAATAGACAAACTCTTGGAGGAGTTTATGTTATTAAGTCTCCCGTCCGACAACATGTATCACGTGTGCATGTTTGTTCCTCCAACTTCTACAATACCTTTATTGGTGCTAGAGGGGACGGGAGACCTAATAATTAAGGATCAAAAACCATGTGTTTACACAGCGAAAAAGCTCATAAGTTTGGCGTTTATGAGCTTTTTCTATCTCAACCTGCTGTTCAAAGAAAGTAGAAGATGGGTAATTATACACCTAAAAAGGTAGAGTTAGACCCCAAGATTTTAGACCAATCAAGGTGGATACCTTGGTTCCTAGAAGGGGATAAAAAGAAACCTGCAGTTGAATGGAGTGATTACAACAATCGCAAACCATTTTCAGACATCAAAGGCAATGTAGGTATCATCTTTGATAAGTCCATAGATTTGTTAGCAGGGTTAGACTTAGATGATTGCATAGATGATGAAGGTAAGTACAATGAGCAAGCAACAACTGCTTTATCATTGTTTCAGGGCAAAGCATACATAGAGCGTAGCATTAGTGGTCATGGATTGCACTTTATATTCTATGCAGATCTTGGCATTAGCTTTAATGCTAAGCCTATAGAATACTATGAGCAAGGCAGGTATTTCACTTTTAGTGGGGATACAGCTCCAGGATCTACTTCAACGCCTCAATATTGTGGTAAAGAGATTAGGGTCTTTGTTCAACAATATGCTCCTCATAAACTTAGCCCTAAAGTCAAAGCAGATAAACATGGGGAAATTAGTTTAGTATCCCCAACAAAGGTTAAAGAAGCCCTTACTAATATTGACCCCGATTGCAATAGAGGAGATTGGTTCACAGCGGCATGTGCATTGCACTATGAGTTTGAAGGTAATGAAAAAGGCTTTGAACTCTTTCATGAATGGTCTATGCAGGCTAAAGCTAAGTATGAAGGTGAAGCAGATTGCCGCAGGGTATGGGAGTCTTTAGGAGACTATGCAGGAGCACCTATCACTATAGGGTCTTTGTTTGAATTAGCTAAGAATAAAGAGTTTAGCCCAGTTTATGAAGATACCGTAATATCGGATAACATTTCTATAAGCAAGAATAAGCCTAAATGGCTTACGCTAAGTGATTTAGACCAAAAGCTTGGCCCTATTGAATGGATGATTCAGGATTACTTTGAAGCTAAAACCATTTCAATTATTTGGGGCGACACTATGGCTTTCAAGTCATTCATAGCTTTAGAGGTGTGTTTCTGCGTGGCAGCGGGCATATCATGGCACGGTCAAGAGGTTAATCAGGGCACAGTACTTTATGTGTGTGGCGAAGGTTCTAATGGTATAGCAAGACGTATTGCTGGCCTAAAGCATAAGTATGGCATTACAGAACATGTTCCTTTGTATGTATCTTCTGGTAGTAGAGACATTATTGAAGTAGATGCTATTAAAGAAGTAATTAGTTTTGGCAGAAGCCTAGAGACTAAGATTAGCTTAGTCATGATTGATACAGTTAACCGCAACTTTAGTGGGGAAGAGAATTCTTCTAAAGACGTAGCTAAAGCATATAAGCACTTAGATCAAATTAAAGAAGCTTTTGATTGCTCTATTGCTATGGTACACCATACTGGGAAAAGTGGAACGATCATTAGGGGTTCAGCGGCTTGGGTTCAGAACGTTGATGCTTCTTATGAAGTTAAAAGAACTGGAACAACCTTCTTTACTACTTTCTTGCCTTTAAAAATGAAAGATGCAGCTGTTGGACATGAGCTTTACTTCCAATTAAAAGAGGTTCATTTAAGAAGGACTTATACCAACCAATTGTCGACGAGTTTGTCGACGTTTTCAACACTTGTGACGGAGAAAGTGGACGAAATTAGCGTCGACAATCAACGTAGAGAAGCTACTGGGGCAACGATCAATATTTTGAAATGCTTAGAAGAAAAAGGCGTGGCTACAACCACTAAAGAAATACAGCAATACTTTGAAGATAACGGCTATGCCATTGATTCTCTTAGAACTTCTTTAGGAAGAATGACTAAGAAAGGCGAAATCTTAAGAGTGAAGCAAGGGCTATATGAACTGCCACCACTTACTAAATAATATGATTGTCGACGTCGACAATCCACGTTTTGCAGCGTCTACAAATACCCATAATTGTCGAGATTGTCGACGCTGCTCTCTATCTTTAGATAGAGAGCGTCGACAATCGTCTACAATGGGCTGAGAGATAAAGGATGAAAAAGAACTTAAAAAAGATTGGTTGTGGTATGATTTCTGCAATCGTTCTTGGTTATCCTTTACCCAAGAAGCTGGATAAACGTAACCAGCACCCAAAAAGGAAATTGGATGAGCAAAAGGTTTGATGACCCTGAGTTCGAGGAGCTTTGCATAAACTTCTGGGAGTATGTAAGAGCACATCGATACTTTAGTCCTAGATTGCCTCCTGCTTTTTCTTTTGTGCTTGAATCTGGTTCGGGTAATGCAGATGTGGATTACCCATTGAATCCTTATTTTCCTGCATTTATTACAGTAATAGACCATTTGGAAGAATTAGAGAGGATTGCTTTCTATTCTGTGTATATATGTTCCTTTTATAGGCATGGTAAGAAGCTACCTATTAAGTCTATAGCTAGCGAAATGGGAATCAATAAGGCTAACTTCTATAAGAAAGCTAACAACGTGGCTAGGAAGTCCTGGCGTAAGACAAAAGACCTTTCTATATTGAGTAGAAAGATGGTTAAACAAGAAGATATCATAATAGATTAAAATGTATCCCAAACTGGGATACGAAATAGTGAGATACTTTTTTGTCAAAACGATGTACATTTTCGATAAGGTGGCTTAAGTCACGTATGCACCATGGATAAAAGGAAAAAGTTAACACCCCCACAATGGTATGAAATAGAGCAAAGAGTTCTCAATGGGGAATCTCAAAGAGCTTTAGCTAAAGAATTCGGTATGTCTTCCAGGGGTCTTAACAAAGGTGTAGGCGAAAAAGTGAAAAAAATAGCACAAGCAGCTACTAAATTAGCTGATGCACAAAAGGCATTAAATTCCTTACCAATTTCGGGGAAAATTAGTGCTCAAACTTTAGCAGAAAAACTCATGTCTATTACAGACAATCTTTCTAGCGCTGCAGAGGTAAGTGCTCGAACGGCTCATCGCCTTTCAAAACTCGCTAATGAGAAAGTACAGAATATAACAAGCGATAACCTCGAAGAAGAAGCAGGAAATCTTCTTATGGTTAATGGCTTAACAAACATGGCAAATGAAGCTTCTAAGATTCCTTTAGGGTTATTACAGAGTAATAAAGAGCAAGTTCAACGACTTAACGAACCCGAACAGGAAAAAGTGAAGACGCTTGATGACTTCTACGCTCGCAGAACTTCCTAATCCTGATCCAACCTTAAATCCTTGCCTTGAGGATTTCTGGTTAACTCCTGCTCGTAACCGCGTTTTATATGGCGGACGATCAAGTTCTAAGTCTTGGGACGCAGCAGGCTTTGCAATATTCCTTAGTAATAGTTGCAAAATTCGTGTACTTTGTACCCGACAGTTCCAAAGCAAAATTGAAGAATCTGTATATACATTACTTAAAATACAGATCAATAGGTTTAATTTAGGCCACAGATTCAGAATCCTAGAAAATAAAATCATTAACCGTTATACAGGCAGTGAGTTTATTTTTTATGGTTTATGGAGATCAATTGACGAAATTAAATCTCTTGAAGGTATTGATATACATTGGGCAGAAGAAGCTCATTTACTTACCGAAGAGCAATGGGAAATATTAAACCCTACTATTCGTAAGCAAGGATCACAACATTGGATCATTTTTAATCCACGTTTGGTAACAGATTTTGTATATCGCCGTTTTGTAACCAATCCTCCTCCCAATACAATAGTTAGGAAGATCAATTACAATGACAATCCGTTCCTTAGCAACACAATGTATGCTGAAATTGAAGCTGCTAAAGCAGAAGATTACGAGAATTACCTGCATGTATATGAAGGCAATCCTAAAAGCGACGACGAAGAATCTGTTATTAAGCGCTCTCATGTCATGGCTGCTATTGATGGCCACAATGCTCTTGGTATTCAAATTAGTGGAATACGTAGAATCGGTTTTGACGTTGCAGATGCAGGCGAAGACTATTGCGCCATGGTGGAATCTTATGGTTCATTAAACGTTTGGGCTGATCAATGGAAAGCTAAAGAAGATGAACTTCTTAAGTCTTGTACTAAAGTTTGGTCCAAAGCAAGAGAATTAAATGCTTTAATAGTTTATGACGCTATTGGGGTAGGTGCTACCTCAGGGGCTAAGTTCAATGAGCTTAATACCTCTCATACAATTAGGATTGAACACCAGAAGTTTTTTGCTGGGGGTGCAGTAGCTAAACCTGATTCCCAATACCAAAGATCGGGAATTAAGAATCGGGACTATTTCTCAAACATCAAGGCACAAGCTTGGTGGTTAGTAGCAGATCGATTCCGCAATACATATAATGCGGTAAGAAATGGACAATCCTTCAACGATGATGATATGATCTTCATTGACGGCAATATGCCTCATTTGAATCAGTTAATAGACGAACTTACTTCGCCTAAACAAGACTATGATAATGCTGGCAGAGTTAAAGTTGAAGGCAAAAAGGATTTAAGTAAAAGAGACATTGCATCGCCCAACTTGGCCGATGCTTTTATCATGGCTAACTTATCGGGCGAGATGCGCAAACGTTCGTACTTTGGATAACAAAATTTTATGTTTAAATGGCTATTAGGAAAATCAGAGGTTCAAAAAGAACCTGAACAGCCCAAGCCACGTAGAAGTTTATTCAGCACTCATGAATTTGATACCCTTGATACTGATAGGGTACGTAATGACGTAGCAGATCAACTCCACGCATTGCAAAGAAAGCAACCCGTATTCCATGGTGACTTTGCTATGGACGATTCAAGCAATGGTATTGCTAATTTTAAAATGTATGCCAATGGGATGAATACAGTTTCAGATGCTGTTATTGGTTGGTATGCTTCCCAAGGATTCATTGGCGCACAACTATGCGGCATCATTGCCCAAAATTGGTTAGTTAATAAAGCATGTGCAATGCCTGCTGACGATGCTATTCGTAAAGGTTATAACATTGTCACTACTGATGGTGATGAGCTTGATCCTGAAGCAGTAAAAATTCTTAAGTCTTATGATAAGTCATTAAAGCTTGAATGGAACATGCGTGAGTTTATCCGCAAAGGTAGAATCTTTGGTGTTCGCATTGCAATGTTTAAAGTGCAGTCCACTGATCCTCAATACTATGAAAAACCATTCAACATTGATGGCGTTACACCTGGTTCATATAAAGGTATTGTTCAAGTTGATCCTTACTGGACTGCTCCTATGCTCGACGGTCCAAGCGCAAGCCAACCTGACACATTGCACTTTTACGAGCCGACCTGGTGGATTATCAATGGTAAAAAAGTGCATCGCTCACACCTCATTATCTTTCGTCATGCTGAACCAGTAGACGTACTTAAGCCTCAATACATTTATGGCGGCATACCGCTAACACAACAAATCATGGAGCGTGTATACGCTGCTGAACGTGTTTCTAATGAAGCTCCACAATTAGCTATGTCCAAACGGACTACTATTTGGCTTACTGATATGGAAGCAGTAATGACCAATACAAATGATGCTGTTGGTAGATTACAGACTTGGGCGCAGTTCAGAGATAACTATGGTATCAAGTTAGGCGATAAAGAAGGCGATGAGTTCAATCAGTTTGATACTTCATTAGCAGACTTTGATTCGCTTATCATGACTCAATACCAATTGGTAGCAGCTATTGCTGGCGTACCAGCCACTAAGCTCCTTGGTACTTCTCCTAAAGGCTTTAATGCTACGGGTGATTATGAAGAAGCTAGTTATCATGAGTTATTGGAGTCTATTCAAGCTCATGACTTAACTCCATTAGCCGAACGTCATCATCAGTTAGTTATTAAAGCTTATGTTGAGCCACAACTAAAAATGAGAATGGACGTTGAAACCACTTTGAACTGGTTGCCGCTTGATACACCTACAGCTAAAGAGCTTGCAGATACTAACTTAACTAAAGCTCAGACTGGTCAAACATTGATTACTTCAGGTGCATTATCCAGTGAGGATGAGCGCCAACGTATTGCTACTGATAAGCAATCCGGCTACAATGAAATGGGTTTAGAAGACCAAGATATGCCTGATGAAGGCGAAGAGCTTGCTGATGAAGATTTACTTGATACTCAAGACCAAAACTTTGATGATCCTGAAGTAGGCGGTGGCCCAATCGGTAAAAAGCTTGCAGTTGCTCAAGATGCTGATGATGAGAAATGGATTACTGTTAAAGGAGCTCATATACTAGTGAATGGTAAAGGCGACGTTATCAAAGGTCCAGATATCACCCATGAACATATAGAAAAACATTTCAAACAAGTAAGCCAAGAAGAAGGTTTAGCATACCATAAAGAGCACAAATTATATTTTGGTGAAGAGCATAGAAAAACTGGCATTGAAACTCATCATAAAATGGATAGAGACCTTCAACGTGTTGAAGGCGTTCATGCCGTTAGTATAGCTCCTAATAAATCTAAATCAGGCAAAGAAGAACATTATTTACCTAAAACAGAATCAGAAAAAAAAGAACCAAATAGCAATTCTGGCGAAAAATCGGATAAAGCTTATGCTTTAAGTTCTAAAGGATCTTCACAAGAAGCTATCAATGCTCATATCGAAGCCATTAAGGCTTATGAAGCAGAAGGCAAAAAAGAATTAGCTAATCGCCATAAAGAAATGGTAACTAAGCACATGGTTAACCTTTCGGGAAAGAAAAAGCAATCCCCAGAAGGACCACCTCCTACTGCAGAAGAACGTCGTAATGATGATCATGGAGCAGGAGCTAAAGCAGATGCAGCTTATGCGTTAAGTTCTAAAGGCAATTCAATGGAAGCATTTAATGCTCATAATGAAGCAGCAGAAGCTTACCAAAGTGAAGGCAAAGAAGCTTTAGCAAAACGCCATAGAGACACAGCAAGAGAAATATTTACGGCCCTTCGATATAAGAAGTAAACATGCCAATCCGCAAACCTATCTCTAAAGACGGAGCAATAGGCAAAGCATTAAGTCCAAATGCAGGAATATCCGCAGACTTTGCTAAGCCTATTACTAAGTTGATCGGTTTGATGTATCGTGATACTTTAAGAGAACTTAAAGCAGTATTTGAAGAAACAAACTTTGTTTCTGCTATGGATGCTTCTACAAGTAGTCAAGCAAGAATAGCTATGAACCGCTTAATGAATAAGTGGTCTGATAGGTTTGATGATATTGCTAAGGGTATAGTAGATCGCATGATCGCACGTACGCTTAAGAACTCTTCAGTGACTTTAGCTTTATCTCTTAAAGAAGTTAGTGCTAATTTTGAAATAGACACTACTTTAATCAATGAACGGCTAACTGAAGTCATTAAAGCTAGTACACAAGAAGCAGTAATGCTGATTAAACGTATACCAGAAAGATTCCTTGGTGATGTGCAAGGACAAGTTATGCGGAGCATTACTACTGGTAAAGGTATGCAAGATTTAATCCCTTACTTAACTAAGAAGTATAATGGCGACGTAAGGCATGCTCGTTTAACAGCGGCAGACCAAACAAGAAAAGCTTATCAATCTATTAACACCTCAAGATTAAAAACTTTGGGGATTAAAAAGTTTATATGGATTCATTCAGGAGGCGGTAAAGCTCCACGTTTAGACCATATAAAAATGTCAGGTAATGAGTATTCGTTCGACGATCCTCCCGTAATAGGTAAAATGTACGGTAATGAAGTACGAGGATTACCGGGAGATTTACCTAATTGCAGGTGTATTTATAAACCAATCATCAACTTTGATTTAGAGGATTAAACATGAAAGATCAATTAAATGCAGTGGAATCAGCAAATATAAGCATTGCTTCTGTTGCTGGTTTGGGCGAATCTGCTCAAGCTGAAGGTGTTTACACTTTCAAATGCTTTGAATATGAAGGCGGTCCTCTCCTTTGGGAAGATAAGATCGACAACGTAGTTTGTACCCTTGGTAAAAATCTAATGCTGCAAACAGCTTTGACTGGCTCAGCTTATACAGTGACTGGTCCTTACATGGGCTTAATCTCTAGCGTTTCATATACAGCAGTTGCTGCAGCCGATACTATGGCTTCTCATGCTGGCTGGACTGAAGCTGGTTCTACAAACGCTCCAACTTTTGCAGCTCGTGTTGCTCCTGCTTTTGGTACAGCTTCTGCCGGCGCAATTTCTACTAGTTCTGCTACTAGTTTCACAATGACTGGCGCAGGTACTTTAGTAGGAGCGTTCATTACTTATGGTACCGGCGCAGTGACTACTTTGATGAGCACAGCAGGTACATTGTTATCAGCAGGCGCATTCACAGGCGGCAATCAGCCAGTTAACAGTGGTAACGTAGTTCAAGTTACTTACTCCCTCAGCTTATAATCAAGGAATAAATCATGCCTAAATTTACCCAAGGTCAAGAAGTATCTCAAGTCATTACTGCTCCAATTACTGGCACAGTAACTAAGTTTGCATTTGATGAAAACACTGGCGAAATCGTCTTTTTAGTATCTTATAAAGATGCTGATGGAGAAGACCAAGCTCGCTATTTCAAAGAAACTGAAATCGCTGCGGTCTAATCATGGCTTTTAAATTAGTTGATCGGGTAAGAGAATCCACAATCTCCCCCGGTACGGGTACGGCAACTCTCGCTGGTGCTGCACTTGGCTATCAAACCTTCTCCGCTGGGGTAGGGGCAAATAACACGACTTACTATGTTATTGCGGATCAGTCAGGCGCAAACTGGGAAGTGGGTTATGGCACTGTTGGGGCGGGTGGCACTACGCTTGCCCGTACTACAGTGCTGTCCTCGTCTAATTCTGGCTCACTAGTGAACTTCTCCAGTGGTACGCAAGACGTTTGGGTCGATTACCCAGCAACTAAGGCAGTATTTCAAGATTCAACTGGGACCGTATCTGTCCCAGTATTGTTGACAACTTCAACAACTAACACGACTCCAAATCTTAGTTTTAATGCGTCAAACACTGGCTTTTCTGTTGGCGCAAGTGTTTCAGGAAGTTATCTTCAATCTCTTTTGCAAAACAAAAGCGGAACTGCTGGAGCTTCAGCTAATTACGTTTTAAGCAATGACTTAGGAACTGATTCTACCTATTACGGTGAATTCGGAATGAACTCCTCGGTATATAGTTCAGGAACTCCCTCAGATTTTTTCTCTATCAATAATGGAATTTATTTTTCAGGTCATGATGGGGATATAACTTTTGGCTCGGGCAATGGTTTTAAATCATATTTTGCTTGGGGATCTTCAGGTCAATCTGCTCACGTTATTAACGCAGTTGGAGCTCTTGGATTTTCAACAAATCTAGGAACTACTCCAGCATTAAGTGGTACAACAGGCTATGGTACTTCAGGCCAAGTTCCAATAAGCGCAGGATCTGCTGGTGCAGTTTCTTGGAGCAGCACTCCAACATTGACCGGAACAAATTTTACTGGCGTTCCCATTAGCACTGCAATTAGCGGTCTAGGCACTGGCGTTGCGTCAGCCTTAGCTATTGCTATTGGCTCTGCAGGTGCTCCAGTTACATTTAACGGAGCTCTTGGAACCCCTTCAAGCGGTACGCTTACAAATACAACTGGTTTCCCTGCTGCAAACTTAGCAGGAACTGCTTTACCTTCAGCGATTGTTTCCTCCAGCCTTACCTCTGTCGGCACAATCGGCACTGGTACATGGCAAGGCAGCTTAATTGGTGCAACTTATGGCGGTACAGGTCAATCAACAGTCACTACTGGCGATCTGCTTTATGGTTCCGCAACAAATACATGGTCAAAATTAGGAATTGGAGCCACAGGCACAATTCTTAGGGTAGTAAGTGGATTACCTGCTTGGGGTACTGACTACACTGGCACAGTAACCTCTGTAAGCGGTACTGGATCAGTAAATGGCATTACCTTGACTGGTACTGTCACTGCAAGCGGAAGCTTGACTTTAGGCGGTACGCTTTCAGGAATTGCCAACAGTCAGCTTACAAATAGCTCTATCTCGATCAACGGAAACTCTGTTTCCTTGGGTGGTTCATATACCGTTACTTCAGCAAACGTAAGCGATCAAGCTAATACGTCTACTGGATATTTTTCTTTACCTTTAGGTACAACTGCTCAAAGACCTACCCCTTCTCAAGCAGGAGGTGTTCGTATGAACTCTTCCACAGGAACTCCTGAGTGGTATTCTTCTGTTGCTTCTGCATGGGTTGCGTTTAATGCTGCAGCTCCTTATCTTGTAAACTATTTAGTAGTTGCAGGTGGAGGCGGTGGAGGCGGTACAGGTAACGGATCAAACATCGGCTACGCTGGTGGAGGCGGTGGTGGTGCAGGTGGTTTAAGATCCACAGTTACTGCTACAGGTGGTGGTGGTACTTTAGAATCTGCAGTTTATTTTGTTTCTGGTACAACGTACACTGTTACTGTTGGTGCTGGAGGTAGTGGAGGTACTTATTTAAACTCTACAGCTACCAACGGCGGTAGTTCTTCAATTTCAGGAACTGGTCTTACTACTATTTCTACTGTTGGAGGTGGTGGTGTTATCAATGGAACAGGTCAAGTTGGTGGTAGCGGTGGTGGTGCTTATGGCGGAGCTGCTGGCGGTGCTGCTGGGACTGCAAATCAAGGATATGCTGGTAGCCCTTCAGGTAGTGGTGATGGCGGTTGTGCTGGCGGTGGTGCTGGTGGAACTGGTACTACTGTTAGCGGAACTACAGGGGCAACAGGCGGTACTGGTGTAGCAGTAGCTATTTCAGGATCATCAACTTATTATGCTGGCGGTGGTGGCGGTGGTGGTTATCAAGGTAGCACTAGCGGTGGTGGCGGAAATGGCGGTGGTGGTTCTGGTGGCGGTAATGCTGGTGGTACAAATACTGGCGGTGGTGGTGGTGGCGCAAGAATGAATAACCAAACATCTGGTTTAACAGGTGGTGGTGGTGGTTCTGGTGTTGTAATCTTATCTGTACCTACTGCAAACTACTCAGGAAAAACTACTGGTAGCCCGACTGTAACTACATCAGGAAGCAATACTATCTTAACTTTTACTGGTTCTGGAACTTACACTGCATAAGGAATATATGTCACATTTTGCTAAAATAGAAAATGGAATAGTAACTCAAGTTATCGTAGCTAACGATGATTTTGTTGTCTCTGAAAAAATCGGAGATCAAGTTGTATGGAAACAAACTTCATATAATACTCATGGTAATGTTCATTATGGTCCTGATGGAATGCCTGATGGAGGAACTGCACTCAGAGGAAATTATGCTGGTATAGGTTATATCTATGATTCAGTTAATGATGTATTTTATGCTCCAAGACCTTTAGACATTCATGGTTTACCATGCACAAAATGGACTATTGGTGCTCCAAATTGGGAATGGAACCCTCCAATCCCATGCCCAATCCTATCCCCTGACCAAAACCCTCCAATTTATTATGGATGGGATGACGCAGCTAATGCTTGGGTTCCACTTAATTCAGTAGGCGAATAAATGTTCGGAAGTTACCCATTTTCTGGGGCTCCGTTTGCGGGACTTTATAACACTATCACGACCTACTCGGTCACGATTGTTGAAACTGGGAATGCTCAAGCAACTCAATCGGTACTGGTGCTTGTCTATGTAACAGTATCAGAAGCAGCAAACGCAGTAGATTCAGTCTCTCAAAATACAACTGCTCCATTGACGGTCACAGAGACTGCTACTGCAACGGATACTCAGTCCGAGTCTATGTCGGCTCCAATATCAGTTTCTGAGACTGGATCAGCAGCGGATACCGTTTCAGAAAGCATGACTGCAGCTACTACGGTTTCTGAAGCTGGAAATGCTATAGACACTGTTAGCGAAAACACAACTGCTCCAGTTTCTGTTTCAGAAGCTGGTAACGCTACAGATTCTCAGTCGGAAACAATGTCGGCTCCAATATCAATATCTGAGGCAGCAAGCGCAACAGATACCATTTCTGAGTCCATGACAGCTCCGATAAGCGTTTCTGAATCAGGATCTGCATTGGATACCATTTCAGAGAATATGACGGCTCCTGTCGTGATTTCAGAGGCTGGAAACGCAGTTGATACCGTTTCAGAAAATACAACCACCCCTCTTGTGGTAACTGAGGCTGCTAATGCTACAGATTCTCAGTCGGAAACAATGTCGGCTCCAGTGACTATATCTGAAGCTGGTAATGCTGTAGATACCGTTACTGAAAACATGACAGCTCAGGGTGTTATTTCAGAAGCTGGATCTGCAGTAGATGCGGTATCAGAAAATACAACTGCTCCAGTTTCAGTAACTGAAACAGCAAACGCTACAAATACTCAGTCTGAAACAATGACTTCTCCAATTTCTGTAAATGAAGCTGGAAATGCTCAAGATGCTCAATCTGAGAATATGACAGCCCCAATATCGGTAGTTGAAGCAGCAAATGCTCAATCCGCCCAGTCTGAAAACATGATTGCGTCAGTTACAGTGACTGAAGCTGCTAATGCAATAGATACTGTTTCTCAAAATGTAACGGCTTATTTGGCTGTTATTGAGACAGCTAATGCGGTAGACACTCAAACTCAAAACATGATTGCGCTGCTGGCGGTGGCTGAGTCAGGTTTAGCCTCGGATACTGCTTCAGAGTCAATGACGGCTTATCTGCAGATGGCAGAGACAGCTTCAGCTCAAGATTTAGTAGCCGGAAACATGATTGCTTCGCTGAATGTTGCGGAAGCGGGTTTAGCTAACGACATTATTAGCCAAGTAATGGTTGCTTCTTTAAATATAAATGAAGCAGCTTTTGCACAAGATTCTACAGACGCAACAAACTATGTCATAGTTGCAGTCGTAGAGCAAGGTAATGCAGTAGACATTTATATTTGTGCTCCTATTTTCCAAAGATCGGATAAAGTATGGCACGTAGGCGCAAGACCGACAAATTGGCAAGTAGCACAAAGATTGGATTATTGGCACGTTCCACAAAGACAGGATTATTGGCAAGCTCATGAATAGTTACATTTTAGAAAAACGGACCTCCGAGTCAATTTGGTACGATATTGATTGCACCTATATTCTTGACACTTTGGAAACTATTACCAGTATTACTTCCGTAACTTCCGATCAATTAGGACTTACTTTATTAGCTCCGGCAGTAAACCCAAATCCAATAACTTTCCCCGATGGCCAAATAGCTGCAGCGGGTAAGGTTATATCGGTTCAAATTTCCGGGGGTATAATTTCTGATCCCCAAATCAATCAGCTTTATACGATTAGGGCTTTATTTGTGACTACTGAAAGTAATACACGCGAAGCTACTGTTTTGCTAAACGTAACTAATATTCCTACTCAAACAGGAAGGATTTGCTAATGCCATTACAAGCAGGATACTCAAAAGAAATTGTTCAAAACAATATCCGTGAACTTATTAAAGCTGGGCATGATCCTAAACAATCTATGGCTATTGCTTACTCTAACGCCCGTAAAACCCATGGCGTAGACGAAGTAGAGACCGAAGAAATGAAAAAATCCCACAAACGGGATTTAAAAGAAGAACCGGACTCAAAAATAGTAGCTTTCATAGTCTATACGGATAATGACAAAATCCTTTGGATGAAACGGACTAAAGATAATACTTGGGGCTTTCCAGGAGGGCATGTAGAAGATGGAGAATCCCCAATTGAAGGAGCTATTAGAGAATCTCGTGAAGAAATCATGCATGTTCCCGAAACAGGCCTTAATTTGATCTATTCTGAGGGTAAGGTGCGTTTGTTTGGATGTAATGATGGCGAATTCAAACCTGAGCTTAACGAAGAGCATAGCGACTTTGTATGGGCTACTATAGAGGATGCACCAGAAGACTTGTTTCCGAAAATTGACGGGGACGAAGAAAAGATCGCTGAAGCTGCTGAAGCAAACGCTTCTGGTATGGATAAACGTGAGTATGATACTAATGGATGGTTTGAAGTAAAAGATAATCCATTGTCCATGGTAGGTATTTTCCCTTATTCTGGGCGTTCAGTTTCCCCAGAATGCGATCAAGATAAAATTTATATGGTTTACCGCCCAGCTGAAGAGCTTGGCACTCAAGAATGTATTGATTCCTTTAAGTTAATCCCTTGGATTGATAACCACGTAATGCTAGGAAGCGAAGATGCTGGATTAACCCCATCTGAACAAAAAGGCGTACAAGGAGTTATTGGCCAAGACGTGTACTTTGACGGTGCAACTCTTAAAGGTAATATTAAAGTATTTTCCGAAGCAATGGCTAATCTCATTGCTAATGGTAAAAAAGAATTGTCCTGCGGATACCGTTGCAGATACGAATACGCTCCAGGTACTTACGATGGAGTAAAGTATGACTATGTGCAACGGGATATTCGAGGCAATCATCTAGCTCTTGTGGAGAATGGACGCATGGGCCCCGATGTAGCAGTTTTAGATCATTTCACTTTCACTGTAGATAACAAGGAGTTTTTAAACATGGCTGAAGAAAACAAAGAAGTCGGGTCTGAAAAGACTGAAATGACTTTAGAGGAAGTTCATAAGTTCCTCGAAGAAGTTATGCCAAAATTGGCAAAAATCCAAAAATTAACAGGTCAACAATTTGGTTCAGCTGGTTTAGAAGCTGTTACTGATGAAGATATGACCAAACCTGATGGCGACGAAGAGAAGCCAGGCGAAACTAAAGACGAAGAAGAACCAATCGTCCAAGGTGGCCAAAAGAAAGAAGAAAAAGAAGGCCAGCGTGCTGAAGGCATGGACGCAGCAGCTATTGCTCGTACTGTTGAAGCCAATATGGTTATGAAATCTAAGCTATACAATCAACTTTCCGCTCATATCGGTGCATTTGACCATTCGGATATGGATTTGGATAAGATGGCTAAGTATGGCTGCAAAAAGCTTGGCTTGGATGTTACTAAAGAAGCTCGTGTAGTTGCTTTGGAAGCATTCCTTAAAGGCAAGGGTAACCCAAGTCACGTAGCTATGGATTCTGTAGCTCGCAAGGGTAATTTCGTTCAACGTTTTTTAAAAGGTAAATAATCATGACTGCTGCGACTTTCCAATCCACAGTTAACGTCAATCTGGGATTTGGTATTCCCGGTGAATTGATTGTTGACGGTCCACAACGTGTAGATTCTTTAACCCTTGATTCCACTGGTGGAACAATCGGTTTGGCATTTACAAAATCTAACTCTACTAACGTAGCTACCCAAGGCGGTACAGTTGGCACTGGCATTCTATTTGCCGGTATTTTGGTCAATCCAAAATCTTATGCCTCCTACGGCGCAGTTGGTGGTGCTCCATTAGATCCAACTTTGTTCTTAGGTCCAAACAGTCAAGGTGAATTCATGACTATGGGTACTATTTGCGTAACCTTAGTTGGTGCTGCAAATATCGGTGATTTGGTTCAATATAATCTGACCACTGGCGTTCTTTCTACCGTAGCTCCTGGTGCTTCTGCTACAACTGGTAACGCATTGATTCCTAATTGCGTGGTTTGGAATTACCCAACAACCGGTACTGGCTTAGCCGCTATCCGTATCACTGAATAATAAGGACTGAAACATGAACAAATCTATCGAACGCAGCTCAATCGCTCCCCGCCAAGTTGGCGCGGTGCAAATGTCTGCCGATGACGTCGCCGATTACGCTGCTCTCGGTGACCTCGGTATTAACTTCGGGGCACAAAATCTGAAGGCAATGGCTAACTACGCAATGGATACTCAAAGCGACGTTACCTCTCCTTCTATTACTACTCCAGTACAATTCTTGCAAAACTGGCTTCCTGGCTTTGTTAAAGTAATCACAGCGGCTCGTAAAATTGACGAACTTGTTGGTATTACTACAACAGGTTCTTGGGAAGATCAAGAAATTGTTCAAGGCCTCTTGGAGCCAATTGGTAACGCCGTTCCTTATGGCGATTACACCAACGTTCCTTTGGCATCTTGGAACACTAACTTCGTTCGCCGTACAGTTATCCGTTTTGAAAAGGGTATCAAAGTAGGTATGCTCGAAGAAGCTCGTGCAGCTCGCATCCGTATCAGCACTTCTGCTGAAAAACGTGCTTCTGCAGCTTTGGCTCTTGAAATCCAACGTAACTTAGTAGGTTTCTACGGTTTCAATAGCGGTAGCAATTTGACTTATGGCTTCTTGAATGACCCAGGTCTACCAGCATACGTAACAGTTGCTGCAACCGGTACAGGTTCTACAACAACTTGGTCAACTAAGACTTTCTTGCAAATCATTGCAGACATTCGTGTTGCCGCAGCTCAATTGCAAAACCAATCTCAAGATACTATCAATCCTGAGGACGTAGAATTGACTTTGGCACTGCCAACAATCAGTTACCAATACCTGTCAGTAACTTCTGACTTCGGTATTTCAGTTCGTGATTGGCTTGCTAAGACATATCCAAAATTACGTGTTGTTTCAGCCCCACAATTGAACGCAGCAAATGGTGGAGCTAACGTGTTCTACCTATACGCTGAGCACGTTGAAGATGGTGCTTCTGATGACAGCCGTACTTGGGTACAGGTTGTTCCAGCTAAGTTCCAAGCACTTGGTGTTGAGAAAATGGCTAAAGCCTATGAGGAAGATTATGCTAATGCAACCGCTGGTTGCTTGCTGAAGCGTCCTTATGCTGTAGTTCGTTACTCTGGTATTTAATTGATGTAGAATGGGAAGACGGAGGAAACTCCGTCTTTCTAAACATCAAAAAGGAAAACCAAATGTCTAAAAATTATGTTTTTTCAACCCTAGCTAATGACCAACTTTATACAAATTGGATGCCCGGCGGTAGTGATATGCCAGTTAAAGGACATTCTGTTCTAATTAAAGGCGGAACAGGCGTAGCAAATGATAGATTGATTACTCCATTGGGTATTTCAACAGAAATTACTGATTACGATTTAGAAGAACTTCAAAAAAATCCTTCTTTTAAATCGCATGAAAAAGAAGGCTTTATTGTAGTTAAAGCCAAAAAAGCAGAAGCTGAAAAAGTAGCGGCTGATATGAATCTAAAAGATGAATCAGCTCCTTTGACAGATGCAGATTATCAAAAAGAAGACGGTCCAAAGGTTGGAGCTAACTAAAAATGACTTCTATTACCCCAGTCTACAATGATGTGGCATTCCGGAACCAGTTTCCTCAATTTGAGAATACAACTTTGTTTCCGCCAGATCAATTGGAAAGCTGGTGGACTATGGGAACTGCGTACATTAACATCGATAACAATTATCCTTGGAACTTTAAATCTAAGCAATTACAATTGGCTATTGATTTAATGTGCGCTCATTTAGCGGCATCTTTTAGCCTTATAAACTCCGGAACGCCTAGTGTAATAGTTCAAGGTTCTTCGGAAGGTACTGTTAGCGTATCTTTAGTACCTCCGGTTATTAAATCCTCTTTTGGTTGGTGGCTTGCTACTACTCCTTACGGATCTCAATTAAGAGCTTTACTAAAAGTAGTTGCCAATGTAGGTTTATATGTTGGCGGCAGTTATGAAAACCAAGGCTTCCGTAGGGCTGGTGGGTTTTTTGGATGAAACAATTAAATCTCGATAAGGTAAAACTTACGCTTGAGCGTATACCAGAAGAATTTGAGAATTTAGTTGCGCAAGTCGGATTTCCTTCTGGCTTTAGTTATGAAAACGGTATGTCAGTTGCAGAAGTTGCAGCAATCAATGAGTTTGGTGCACCTGCAGCAAAAGTACCAGCAAGACCTTTTATGACTCCTACGGTTAAGAATTACCAAAAAGATTGGGTCAAAATGGTTTCCAAAGACGTTCCTAAAGTTGCTTTGGGGAAATTAACCGCTTTTGACGTATTGGATAAATTAGGTAGAGTAGCTGCTATGAATATGAAAGAGCAAATAACTAATACTAATTATCCCCCTAATGCCCCTTCTACTATTGCTAGAAAAGGATTTAATGCTCCTTTAAGAGATACTTTCTATATGAGAGACACGGTCCAAAATGCAGTAAATAGAACCGGCTCAGATTTCATTAAAGGTTAAAAATGTTTAATGTTAGAGCCCTTGCAAATAAATATATCCAAGTAACGAATAAAAATCAGCAAATAAATTGGGTCCAATCCAATGGATATGTTACTGATGATGCTGGTAAAAGAACACCTAAAACTATTACCTTAACAGTAGAAGCTCAAATTCAAGCTCTTAGTGCAACAGACTTAAAGCATATTGATGGTTTAAATATTACTGGTGTTATGCGTTCTGTATATATGTATGGTAATGCCGCTGGCGTAGTTAGAGCAGACCAAATAGGGGGAGATATTTTAGTGTTTCCAGAAACACCTAATGGTTGCAATAAGAATTGGCTTATTACTCAGGTTATGGAAACATGGTCTGATTGGTGTCACGTCGTAGTAACCTTACAACAGGATTGATTATGGCTGTTACAATAGACATTGACGACCAAGACATTTTTAAAGCAATGAGAACTTTTTTACAAAGTTTTATCCCCGCTAAAATACAAATAGTTCAAGCACAGGACAATAAAGTTCCTATGCCCAAAGGTGGTTTTATCACTATGAACAATACGGGTATGGATCGTTTATCTTTTAATATTGATAATTATCAATCAGTATTACAAGGTAAAACTATTCTTACCCCTACAAGATATTCAATGCAGTTAGATTTTTATGGCCCCGATTCTCAAGTTTGGGCTATGCAAACTGTTGCATTGTTTCGTGACGAATATGCGACTCAGATTTTCCCGTCAAATATTCAACCGTTGTACGCAGACGATCCTATCCAAATTCCGCTTATCGATGGCGAAGCCCAATATGAGCAAAGATGGAAACTGGTAGCCAGTTTACAATACAACCCAATCCTTTCAACTACACAGCAATCAATGCTAGCTGTGGAAATTGAACTGGCTCCAATCGACCAGACCTTTAAACCCTAGGAGAATTTATGAGTACCATTCCTTTTTCGCAAGTAGTAGAAGTAGTTCCTTCAGTCTTATCGGCTAATGGCATAGCAGTTGACCTTAACGGGTTGGTGCTTACTCAAAATGCTTTAGCTCCTTATGGTTCAATTTTGCAATTTGCTAGCGCAGCTGATGTACAGACTTATTTTGGTGCTAATTCAACTGAAGCTTCTATTGCAAACGTTTATTTCAATGGCTATACTGGTAGTACTCAATTGCCAGGCGAATTGCTTATGACTCGTTATCCAGAAGTAGCAATTGCTGGTTGGTTACGCAGTGGTTCTTTAGCCAGCATGACTTTGGGCCAATTACAAGCTTTAACAGGTACTTTAGCAATTACAGTTGCTGGCGTGCTTAAGACTTCTGGCACAATCAATTTAACTAGCGCAACAAGTTTTAGTAACGCTGCAACAATTATCCAAGCAGCTTTTACTACCCCCGGTTTCACAGTAACTTTTGATAGTACTACTTCAGCATTTATCTTTACCACAACTACTACTGGCGCTACTCAGACAATGAGTTACGCTGTGACTGGTACTTTAGCAACTTCATTGATGCTAACCCAAGCTACTGGCGCAGTTCTATCTCAAGGTGCAGATATTGCTACCCCAGCATCATTTATGGCTGGAATTTTGAATCAAAATCAAAACTGGGCAACATTTATGACTACTTGGGAGTCATTGATTGCAGAAAAAGAAGCATTTGCACAATGGAGTAATTCTGCAGCCCCTCGTTGGTTATATGTCTGCCAAGACTCAGATCCTAATGTATTGATTGCTTCTAGCACTACTACATTTGGCGACTATTTACAAGTTAATCAATTAGTAGGTACTTGCCCGATTTTTGGTGATTATACTCATTCAGCATTTGTTTGCGGATTTGCAGCTTCTTTAAACTTTAGCAGATTAAATGGTCGTGCAACTTTAGACTTTAAATCTCAATCTGGTTTGGTTCCATCAGTTACTACTGCTAGCCAATATTCTGCAGTTATTTCTAATGGTTATAACTGCTACGGTGCTTGGGGTTCAAACAATCCAGCTAATAATGCTAATTGGTTTGGTCCAGGTTCTGTATCAGGCAAATGGTTATGGGCTGATACCTATTTAAACCAAATTTGGTTGAATGCTAACTTACAATTAGCTATGGTCAATTTGCTAACTTCAGTAGGCGCAGTTCCTTACAACTCACAAGGTAATGGTTTGATTTATTCCGCTGCTTTGGATCCAATTAACTCTGCTAAAAACTTCGGGGCAATTCGTGCTGGTATTAACGTATCTGCTTCTCAAGCCGCTGAAATTCAATATGCGACTGGCGTAAATGCTGCTCCAACTATTGCTTCCCAAGGTTTCTATTTGCAAATTTCTGAAGCTACTGCTCAGACTCGTGCAGCTCGTCAATCTCCTCCGATTACTTTGTACTATCAAGACGGTGAAGTAGTACAACAAATCGTCATGGCTTCTATTGCAATTCAATAAGGAATAAATTATGTCAACAATAACCTCAGCTAATTCGGTCTTAACACTTGCCATCAACAACTATTTCCCAGTACCTCAAGTAATTCAGGGATATGCAGTTGATGATGCTTTTGAAAGCGAAGCAGTTCAACAATCAGAAATCTTAATGGGCGTAGATGGTATTTTGTCAGCTGGTAAGGTCTTTGTACCTTACAAAATGACTATTCATCTTCAAGCAGATAGTCCTAGTATATTTTTATTCGATGCATGGCGTAATGCTCAAGACGCAGCAGTGGATGTATTCTCTGCTAGCGGCTCAATTACGTTACCATCTACAAGTATGGTGTATACTCTACAAAATGGCTATTTAACTCAGGCAACTCCATTTCCTGCTGTTAAGAAGACATTGCAACCAGTAGTATACGAAATTACTTGGCAACGTATTATCGGTGGTCAAATCTAATAGAGGATAGATTTTAAAATGGCTAGAAAAGAAGCGTCATTTATAGCAGAAATAGGTCGTGATAAGGGCAAAGCATTTCATCTTACTGAAATGCCTGCAACTAAAGCGGAAAATTGGGCTATTAAAGCGCTTCTAGCTGTTGGGAACTCTGGCTTAGAAATACCCGAGAACCTAGCTGCACAAGGCATGGCAGGACTTTTAGCAGTAGGTTATATGAATCTATTGAAAATTCCTTTCGAAGCCGCTAAGCCACTTTTAGATGAGATGATGGACTGTGTACAATTTGTTCCCAGTCCATCCATCAAACGCCCTTTAATAGAAGATGACATCGAAGAGGTACAAACCAGACTTCTGCTTAGAAAAGCTGTCTGGAACCTCCATATGGATTTTTTTTTAAGCGAAAGCAAGTCGACTTCGGAATCAAAAGCTCAAGCAAAAGCAGAGACCGGTACGTTGACTATCAAGCCTCCCCGCAAACGATAGCAACTGTTGTATCTTCAAGATTAGCCAGCTTACATGAATTAGATACAGTATATGGCACAGAAGATTTATGGATATTGTTAGAAATAAATTCAGTGGACCGACATAATTCCTATATTGCGAGTCAACAATAATGCCAACTATCATTGATAGCTTACTGATCGAATTAGGATTAGATACATCCAAGTTTGATTCAGCTCAAAAAAAGTCAGTAGAAGAACTTCGCAAGTTTGACGAACAGCAACAAAAAACCGCTAAGAAAACTCAAGACGAGGCAAGAAAAACTGCCAATGAGTTTAATAAAACTACTCAAGCAGTATTGGAATATTTTTTAGCGTATGTTGGTGTTTCCCAAATTAAAGACTTTGTAGCAAATACTACTAAAGCAAACGTTGAAGTAGGGCGTTCAGCTCATTTATTAAACATGTCCGCTCAGGAATTAAAAACCTGGGGAGATATGGCAGAGATTACCGGTGGCAGTATTGAAACAATGACTGGCACTATTCAAGGATTACAACAAAGTCTTGCAGAAATTACTAGAGGTAATGCAGAAGTACTAAAACCAGCGGCTATGCTAGGGGCTTTAGAAGCTTTTGACATTAACTCCCAAACAGTTGATCTTTACAAATTATCCGATGCCATTGCGAATTTTAGAAAAACTCATACAGAAGCAGTTACTTATTCTTGGGCTAAATCATTAGGTATAGACGAGAAAAGCTTTTTATTGCTTGAACAAGGAAGCGAAGCATTACGTAAGCAATTTAAAGATTTCGATTCCCTTAATAGAGTTATTCAAGAAAACTCTGAAAACGCTAATAAGCTAAACAAAGAATGGGTAGAGACTAAGAAACAAGCACAAAGTCTCGGTAATACCATTTATGACTTTTTGCTTACCCCGATTAGTTTAGTAAATAAAGGTTTGCAATACTCTATATTAGGTTTTAGGGCATTATTTTCTGGCAGTTTAGATCCTATTAGGGAAAGTGCTAAACGTAAAGTAGAAGCAATGGATGCTGAAAAAGCTGGCAAACCAGAACAAGGAGTTTCTTCTTCCGGGGCTTTACCTAGAAATCTTAGAAATAATAATCCAGGTAATTTAAAATTTGCGGGGCAAGCAGGAGCTGTAGGACAAGACAAAGATGGTTTTGCCATCTTCTCTTCCATGGATGCAGGCGTAGCAGCACAAGAAGCTTTACTAAAAAGTAAATATAACAGAGGTTTAGATACATTACATAAACTTTACTACGGTTCTGGTAATACTAAAGGTTGGTTAGGTAGTGGTGCAGATTTAAAAGATGCGCCTAATGCTATTAAAAATGTAATGGCTATGACTGGTTTAGGAGAAAATCAGCATATAGATGCCAATCAACTGTCAATGCTTAGACAAGCAATGCAAAATAACGAAGGCATGATCGGCTCAAGAGTAAACGCCCAAGGAGGCGGTAGAAATATTAATAATACTTCCGAAGTATCAATCCAAAATATGAACATTCATACAAATGCTACAGATGCTACGGGCTTGGCTAGAGATTTGCCAAGACAACTAAAAAATAATGCCATGATGGGTTCGGCTATGTTAGGATCTGACTAATGCCTTTAATACCTTACCCTAATGTTCCAGCTTTGCCTGGAGTTCCTGCTTTAGCTAGAAGCAATAACTCTCAGTTTGTAGGAGCTGCTCTTAATATAGTTGGTCAATTACTCCCAGCAGATCTTTTCGGGCCTAAATGGGCAATTTTAAGTTCCACCGGGGGTTACTTTATTCAGCCTGATTCTTTTGTGGCTTTTGAATATAGAGAAGACAGGAAAATCCCTACTTATCCTATGGAAAAAGGAGGATTTCAAAGCTATAATAAAGTAGCTATGCCTTTTGATATTAGAGTCACAGTTACTTGTAGTGGTAATGGAAAAATGAAAAAAGCTGAATTTCTTACCCAATTGCAAGAAGGAATGGATTCTACGGAATTACTTAAAGTAAGTACCCCCGAAAGAGAATACGACAGTTGTAATTTAGTTCATGTAGATTATAGAAAAGAATCAATGCATGGAGCTACTTTAATTATAGCTCAGTTATATCTTCAACAAATTAGAATAGCGCAAATAGCAGCGCCTCCTACAACCGCCCCATCCGGAGCTTCCAAAACCCCTTTAGGACAACTTTCTCCTGTTGCTCCTACAAATTCATTTGGTTCCTTCGGGGCAAATTCTACTGGCGGAATCGGCATAAAATGACTATACAAACTATTCCTATTACAGCTACGCCAGCTCAATCTTTTACTATCCAATTAAATAGCCAAAATTGTGCTATTAACTTATACCAGAAAAATACCGGTCTTTATTTTGATTTAGCAATAGATGGTAATCCTATAGTGCAATCAATGATTTGTTTAAATCTGGTAGGGCTAGTAAGAGAAACATACTTAGGCTTTGTGGGCCAATTGGCTTTTGTGGACACTAAAGGAACTTCAGATCCTACTTATGATGGCCTTGGTTCGCGTTACCAACTAATTTATCAATCATGAGTTTTAAGCAAAGACAAATAAATCTTATCTTCTCTATAGATGGGCAAGAGGTTTATTTAGAAGGGCTTCGTAGTCAAGCTATTATTTCTAATCCGGGAGGAAATAACGCCGCTGCAAGTTTACAACTTGTAGTCTATGGTATGACCTTAGAACACATGAATAAGTACTCCAGCACAGGTTCTAGCACTGTTGCTGGAGCATTAGCTTTAAATAGAATATCTGTGACAGTTTTAGCTGGCAATAAAGGCGAAGCAGTGGGTCAAATATTTAGCGGCGGATTATTAAAAAGTTATATAGATTTCTCTTCCGTACCAGAAGTAAGTTTTGTTTGTAGCGCACAAGCAGGATTATGGGAGAAAGCAAATCCAGTAGCAGCTAATAGTTGGCAAGGAACTCAAAACGTAGAAACGCTTATAGAGTCTTTAGTAGCCCAAATGGGTAAGCCTTGGACTTTTAAAAATAACGGAGCTCATGCAGTTATTCAGAATCAATATGTTTATGGCTCAATTATTAACCAAATTCAAAAAATAGCAAAAGCTGCTTGCATACCTTTGTCTATAGATGGTAACGTTGTTTCCATTTGGCCTAACGATGGTACAAGAGACGATATGGTAATAGACGTAAGCGCAGAAACTGGTTTAGTAGGTTATCCCACTTATAATGATATTGGATTTAGCATTAAAACAGAATTCAATCAAAATCTTATAAACGGTAGAACAGTGAATCTAAAGACTATCATTCCTAAAGCTAATGGTAAAGCTCCTATTCAAGACTCAACTCATGAGATTAGTACTTTAAGCCCAGAAGGTCCTTGGTTTACTACTGTTGTTTTAAGTCCGAGCGCTTATGTCCCAAGAAACTAATACAACTGCTTTTAATGCAGTAGCGGCAGATTACACTTCAGAAGTAGGTAGGATTCAATTTTTAATCCGCTCTGCATTGTCAGGGATTAGAACTTCAATGCCAGTTAAAGTTATTGCAGTATCTAATTCGGGGGGAGTTTCTCCTATAGGAACAGTTAATGTTCAGCCTTTAGTAAGTGCTTTAGACGGTAATGGACAAGTTTGGCCTCATGGGATTATTTATAACGTTCCTTACATGAGAATACAAGGCGGAGCAAACGGAGTTATTTTGGACCCCGTAGTAGGAGATATTGGCATTGCTACCGTTTGCGATAGGGATATATCTGCGGTAAAAAATACCGGAGGGGTATCAGCTCCTGCTTCAAATCGTAAAACCGATATGTCCGACATGGTTTATCTAATGACCATTATAGGTGCAGCACCTACGCAATATATTCAATTTAATGCCTCCGGGATTACCATTTTATCCCCTACTAAGGTTACAATAAACGCACCAAACGTAGAAATAGATGCTTTCACTGCTTGTACTATAAATTCGCCAAGTATTGTACTAAATGGCGCAGTACAACAAGGTGCAGGTTCCTATTCAGGTAATGCTACATTTGGAGGATCAATGACTGTGACAGGTGACGTTACAGCTAATGGTACAAGTGTTCATACTCATAAACATGGTGGCGTAACAACAGGAAGCGGTCAAACAGGAACTCCAGTATGACAATTATTCAAAATACTTTACTTCTAGATCAAGATGCTTGGGATTTGGTATTAGACATCAATAGCAATATTGCTTTGGCAGAAGTTCCTTATTCCATAGCTCAAGACGTAGCTTCCGCGGCTAGAACTTTTTTAGGCGAATGCTGGTATGATAATGATTTAGGCGTTCCTTATTGGCAACAAATTTTGGGGGAATTACCTCCGTTACAATATGTTAGTCAGCAATATGTAACTCAAGCTTTAACTATACCTAATGTAGTATCCGCTCAAGTTCAGTTTAACTCTTTTGAGGATCGCGTTTTAAGCGGACAAATTTTAGTAGTAGATACGGATGGTACGACCAATACGGTCGCCTTTGGAGGAGTTTAAATGAGTACTAACGTACCAGCAATTACATGGGTGAATGGTTCACCTTCTTTACCCCAGGAAACAGATATTCTTGCTGGGGTTCAAGCGGATATAAATGCAGCTTTTGGGGGCGGAGTTAATCCAGCTTTACAAACGCCTCAAGGGCAATTGGCGCAGTCAGAAACTGCAATTATTGGCGAAAAAAATGATGAAATAGCTTACATAGCAAACCAAGTAAATCCTGCAATGGCTTCGGGTATTTGGCAAGATGCTATTGGCTATATTTATTTTATGACTCGTATTCCCGGATCCGGAACAGTAGTTAACGCTACTTGTACGGGAGCAGTTGGTACGATTATTCCAATTGGCGCAGTTGCTCAAGATTCTAGCGGTTATCTTTATTCCGCTATTACTTCTGAAACAATTCCTTCCACTGGTTCAGTTACTGTAGAATTCCAAAACCAAACACAAGGAGCTATTGCTTGTGCTTCGGGAGCTTTAAATAAGATCTATACAGCAGTTGCTGGTTGGGACACAATTACTAATCCCTCAGCAGGTTCTTTAGGTAATCTTGTAGAAAATAGAGCAGCTTTTGAATTACGAAGACAAGCAAGTGTTGCAGTCAATGCAGTTAATTCTTTAGACTCTATTCGCGCTGCAGTACTAGCAGTAACAAACGTTTTAGAAGCGGTAGTAGTGGATAACTCTACTAATAGTACAGTTAATTACGGAAGCACTAGTTATCCTTTAGCAGCGAATTCTATTTGTGTTAGCGTAGCTGGTGGATCTTCTACTTCAGTTGCTACAGCTATTTGGAATAAAAAACCTCCTGGCTGTGGATATAACGGCAATACTTCGGTTACTATTTATGATACAACTTATCCAACGCCTTACCCAAGTTATACGGTTACTTATTTAGTACCTACTTCGACTCCTGTTTACTTCAAAGTCCAAATCCAAAATAATGCGTTATTGCCTTCAAACATTACAACTTTGGTACAAAATGCAGTTATAGAATCTTTTAATGGTCAAGACGGGGGAACGGCAGTAGGTATCAATACAATTTCTTTTTCCGGCAGATATTATGCAAACATTAACGCTATTAGTCCTAATGTGAACGTAATAGAAGTTTACTTAGGTTTATCTGCAAGTCCAACTACTTTAACGGCATCTTTGGGAATAGATCAACTTCCTACTTTAACTGCTTCTAACATTGTTGTACAATTGGTTTAATTATGCAAAATTGGGACCAAACTCTTTTAAGCCAATATTGTGATTCCCCTACTATTAAGGGTCTGCTTGATTCTTTTAATAGTGCAGTGGATCCTACTTTGGATATTGCTAATTTCTATTTGAATATATGGGATATTCAAACTGCAGTTGGGAATGGATTGGATATTTGGGGAGCAATAGTTAACGTTTCAAGATATTTACAAATCCCTATTTCTCCCAATTATTTAGGCTTTGATGAAGCTTATCTTTCTGGATATGCTACTACTGGGCCACAGCCTTTCGGACAAGCTCCTTTTTATTCCTCTACTACTCAAACTCAAACTTATGCTTTAACTGACGATGTGTATAGAAGTTTAATTTTAATAAAAGCTGCAGTAAATATTAGCAATTTATCAGTACCGCAAATCAATAGTTTATTGCAAAAGTTTTTTGGTACATCCATTAACGGTAGTCCTTATGGAATAGCTTACGTTATAGATACGCTAAACCAAGGATTTACTTATCATTTTAATTTTGTTCCAAATATTTTACAACTTGCTATTGTGCAAAATTCCAATGTATTCCCAAGACCTGCGGGTGTTGCAGTAACAGTTACTTATTAAGGATTAAATATGCAAAGTAGTAACATTCCTTCTAAAATCCCTTTACCTTTTGCCTACGCTGCCGGGTCTAGTTATAAAAACACTATTCCGGTGGCTTCTCAAATTGGTATTACTAACGGCAAAGCTTCTTTGACCGATGGATTTCCTCCGTTAACTTTTACAGCTCTTAGTGCTGGCGGTATTCCTCCCTTTGGCGCTGACTTTAACGGCATTTTAAATGAAGTTACAGCCATTCAGCAATGGCAAAATGCTGGGGGATTTTTCCCTTATGACTCTGTTTTTTCTACAGCAATTGGGGGTTATCCGAAAGGAGCCATTCTGCAAGCTGCAGCGTTTGGTGGTCTTTGGGTAAGCACTGCGGAAAACAACACGACCAATCCTGATACTGGGGGTGCTGGCTGGGTATCCCTTGCTTTTGAAGGCTCTCAAGCAATCACCGTTACATCGGCAGACGTTACCGTTTCTCAACTTCAATCTGCTTATCCAGTGCTTATTGTTTCAGGCGCAAAAACGGCAGCGAGAAGCTTAATATTTCCAGCTATCGTAGGCGAATGGATTGTGCAAAACAATACTACTGGAGCTTACAACTTAACTGCTAAAACTGCTTCAGGCACTGGCGTTACATTAACCCAAGGCGAATCAACTTATATCTATGGCGACGGTACAAATATTTATTTCGCTGATTCTGCAAAGGTAGCAAGTTTTAATGGTCGAGTAGGTACTGTAACCCTTAACGCTACAGACGTTACAACTGCTCTTGGTTATATTCCTATCCAATATGCTATCGGCCAAAACGGACAAACTTGGAAAGACCTTACTTCTAGCAGAGCTTTTAATGTTACTTACACCAACTCTGGGGCTTCCCCAATAGTAGTAGCTGTTGGGGTTGAAGCTAATTCGGGACATGGTACATCGCTTCTTATAAATGGCATTCAAGTTGGAGTTGCCGCTTGGAATGATTATCCGTATGGAGCTGTTTACGGGCAATTAAGCGGTATTGTTCCTGTTGGCGGCACTTATATTGTTGAAGGTGATGCAAATATTGACGGTTGGGCTGAATTAAGCTAAGGAAAAAAATGAAAAATTACATTACCCCAGAAAATAAAATTTACGGATTTGATGACACTCAAACAGACATCATTCCAGCAGATGCGGTTTTGATCCCTGAAACATATACCACTTCTCAATATCCATTTTTAAGTTTAGTAAAAGGAGAAATTCAGTTTGACGAGGCTTCTTACAACACAAAAATTCATGCTGAAACAATAGCAAATTACAATTTTGCAGCTCAAGTAAATTTAGATCAAGTAGCCCAATCTTGGGGTTATAACTCTTTTGATACAGCAGCAAGTTATGCTAACTCTACAAACGCTCAATTTAAAGCTGACGCAGAGGCTTTGATAAAGTGGAGAGACATTTATTGGTTACAAGCTTATACTATTGAAGCTGGAACATTACCCACATCGGCTGAAATTTTTGTTAATATGCTACCTGTAGCACCAATTAAACCAGTAATCTAAAAAGGAAAACCCATGATTAAGCTAGATTTAACAATTCCAGAAGTTGAAGCCGTTGTTGCTGGCCTTCGAAAGCTACCTATGGAGCTAGTAGAAGAAACAGTAAACAAGATTAAAATTCAAGCAATCCCACAAATTCAAGAAATTCAAGCTGCTGCTGCTGCTGCAGAAGAAGCCGCTCCAGTAGATCCCATTCCTGCTGAATAACATAAGGAAAATATCATGTTTTCAATCAAACAATTCTTAATCAATGCGTCTTCAGAAGTTCGTCAAGAAATCAAAAAATTGATCGATGAGATCGAAGCCAGCATTCCTGCTGAAATTCCTGCAGTTGAGGAAGCTCCAGCTTCTACAAAAACTAAAGCTATTGAAACTGAAGCTACTACTGAAGGATAAGTACCATGGATTGGTCAGCAATAGTTGCATCTATAGCTATTTTAGCCACAGCAGCCTCGGGAGTAATCGGGTGGTGGTCAAAAGAGTTATCTAAAAATCAAGATAAGATCATTGCCGATCAATCAACTTTAGCAAGACAAATCAATAGTCTTGAAGTAAAGGTTTCGGACCATTACGTCAAGCGTGAAGACTTTCAAAGCGTTACGAATCAGATATTTCAAAAACTGGATAAGATTCTTGATAAACTTGATACAAAGGCGGATAAATAATGTTTAAGCAAATAGCTGCCCTTTTACGTAAAAGACCGGAAATAATTGTTAAAGAAACTTCCCCAGTTGTAGAAAAACCTAAAAAGAAAAAGGTGGTTCTTAAAAAAGCAACAACTAGGGTTGTTAGTGCTAAAAAAACAACGTCTAAGAAAAAAGTTAAAAAATAGGGGAATAAATATGTATGTCCGAAAACTTTGGATTGTCCGAAGGGGCTAAAGGAGTAGCCCATGCCATTAATTCTAGTAGGGAAGCCAGTAAAGAGCTTTCTAAAAGCATTGAAGGAATACAAAAAGACGGAATAGATGTAGCTCAACGCAAAGCAAACGAAAGGCGAAGGGCGGCAAGAGAAGCAGAATTAAAGAAGCAAACAGCGTTAATAAAAGCGTTAGAAGATTGGAACAAAAAAAAGCAAATTAGCGATCAGGAAGCAAAGTTAAAAATAGACTTTGTTAAGAAATATGGTGCAAAAGAGTGGGATGCAGTATTAAAGATTAAGTTGGATATTGAAAATATCGAAAGAAAAGCAAATGAAGCTTTTCAGCATGATGTAAAAGAAGTGCGTAAGGTTCAGATTTATTGCTTTGCAGTGGCTGCGGTCATAGCATGGTATTTGACTTGGGGTTATAAATGAATGATCGAATGGCTTGGCTTTGTGTTTGTATAGTTATTTGGCTAATATTAGGTGTTTATATTTTAGGAGGTTAAATGGATATTTTTACTCATATTCTTACTGGAAAAGATAATACTACTCACGATATTGCTAAATGGGCATGGATGCTTGGGTTTTTGCTTGTAGGTTGTTCAGCTATATATCTTATATACACAGGTAAAGAAATCAGTCTTACAGAACTTGCTGGTGCTTTAGGCATTGTTTCAGGGTCAGGCGCAGCTTCAGTAGCTGGAAAACAAATGGCTGGTGCAGAACCAGATGCTAAATAATGTTTAAGACTTTATTAGGTTTTATTACAGGTGGTTCATTAACTGTTTATTTTATTGCAGGTGCATTTTTAGTTGGTTCTATAAGCGGTTGGTATGTAACTTCAGATCATTATGAAGCGAAGATTGCAAAAGTTAATCAAGAAGCCTATGAGCATGAAACTAAAGTAGTTGCAGAACAAGCAAAAATTGCTAAAAATACTCAAAATGCAAAGGATTCCAATGAAGCACATTATCAGTTATTGCTTAATCAGTATCGTTCTATCGGCTTGCACGACTCCAGTTTACAAACAA